GAATGCTCGTTTAGTCCACAGATGGGAAGTTACATCTGGGGCACAACAACATTAAATGCTTATTATACACCTTCATTCATGCCGGGAAGAACATTCACCGGCAGTCTTGTAATTTCTAAGGTAAGTGTTGTAAGTCAGCAAGGAACTGACATAATATATACCTTGTACGACAATGGATTGGGTGTTATAAGTGGATCTGTTAATGATAGTTGGCATATAACTAATGAAGAGTTCTATAATGCTGATCCGAATTATCCCGGTGATATGGTTTATAGAGCAACTGTTGTCGGTAGAGGCAACCATGATAGCTCAGATAAGACTCTAAGTTGGACTCCAGGAAGTAATAGCGTTACCGGTAATCCTAATTATTACTTCGATGTTAGGATTCCGGAAATATTTCAAAATGCCACGAAAATACGCTATGAATTAACCGGAAAACCTTTAGGATTAACTTCATGTCATGCAAGCAATGCTACAACAAATGGCTATCCTTGGAATGCAGAAGCAATCGGATTCGAGAATATGGATACGTCAAAGATCGTCTCCATGAGAAATGCGTTTAGAATTAGCAATAATAATTATACGGCTCATGGAAGAAACTCTATAGACCTATCATTCTTGAATGGAAAAGAATTCCCTAATCTTAAAGACTTGTATGGAACATTCGAGTATAATGAGTTAAATGGATTAGAGAATTTAGATGTCTCTAATGTTGTGAACTTTAATAGAACTTTCCATATAGCTCTGTTTAACAATGCCGATCTGTTTGACAATATTGACACATCGAATGCAATGTATTGCTATCGTGCATTAGGCGGTATTGAAGGATTTACGAATTTAGATTTCATGTCCAATTTCAATTTTTCAAATGTCGTCGATGCAGAGTATATGTTTGCTGGATGTCAAATTTCAAATATTGATGGTATTAGAAGTCTTGATACGAGCAGTCTTACAAATTGTCGAGGTATGTTCTCCGGAAATCGTGTTATCACATCTATACATAACACCATAGGACAGTGGGATTCGTCAAGTATAACGGATTCGAGAGAAATGTTTGCTACTTGTACAGCACTTGTAAATCTGGGTGCTAATAACGATTTCTTCTTGAATATGGCAAACGGGGCGTTAATAAATGGCATGTTTAAAGACGATACAGCACTTACTTCTGTAGCAGGCATTTCAATTGGACTGAACATTGCAAACGTAGCTCAATTATTCTCCGGATGTACGAGTCTTACAGATTTGGCTGGAGCAGAACTTTGGCAGATGGGTAATAAAGGATACCTGTCTCAGATGTTCTATAATTGCCCTATCAGTGCTGATTCAGTCCAGTACCTCGCAAGCTGGGATGTGTCAAATGTTGCTGCGTTCTATCAATTCATGAACGATACTTCCAATATAAGAATCCCTTCAAGAGAACCAAATTATCAGCATACTTACGAGTATCCGGCATTAGAGTATCTTAACAATTGGAATGTACGAAGAAGCAGAGGTTTGACGATGAACGATCAATTAGCTTTCGGAAGAGAATACTATTCAAGTTCCCGTTATGTATTACCGAACGTTGTTGAGTATAGCACTTCTTCCCATAGCTATAAGACAGTTCCTACTTGGTATAGAGATTCTTCAACTTAAAGGAGAAAATTCAAAATGGAAGATAGTATACTCATTTCTGTAAAGAAATATTTAGGTATAGCCGATGAAGATCACGGATTTGATACCGATATTTTAATGTCTATCAATTCAGTATTTGGTATACTTACTCAGCTGGGTGTAGGTCCTAAAGAGGGGTATACTATCTCGGATGAGTCTGCCAAATGGTCTGACTATCTCCAGGACAATACGTACTTGGAGATGGTTAAGACCTATATGTACTTAAAGGTAAGAATGATATTTGACACCCCCACTTCAGGCTCGATGAACTCCGCCCACGAACAATTGATTCAGGAGCTGGAGTGGAGGATCAATGTCATGGTAGACCCGGGATTTGAGGAGGTGCCTGATGATTGAATATGATGGTACATTTAAAACTATGCAAGATGTAGTTAGTCAAGCAAACGAATATGAAACTTCTATTCCGGATATAGTGACCGCTTTGGAAGGCATAGCTGATGCTATAACGAATAAAGAAGAAAGTATAATACCCGATCCGCCTACAACTGATGGAACTTACACTCTTCAGTGTACAGTAACCAACGGTGTGGCAACTTATGCTTGGGTATAAAAAGGAGGATATTTATGGCTAGTAGAATTGAGTTCGCGACCATAGGCCAGGTCGATATGAGTAAATACTCAAAAAACCAGGTATTTAGTGCTCAGACAGCAGGTCTCGACCTTGGAGCAAACATGCCTGAAGGTGGTGGAAACACTCCAGCAGGAGCTTCAATCACAAATGTAACACATAATCCTCTGTCTCTTGGAGGAGTAAATACTGTAGTAACCGTAGAGAAAGAGGAGGGTTAAACCATGTTAACAGCTAACGGAAAAGCAATTTGTAAGATTACTAACGGAATATCCAGACCGAATTATACTTATTTGATACCTGATGAAGGAGACGTTCAGATATTTTTTAATAGTGGTGGTAATGTTCAGTATTTTAATGAATTACTTGCTGGCATGCACATCGTTGTAGGAAGTGGAAACACAGCACCTGCTTCTTCAGATAAGGCTATGGAGAGTGAAGTTACAGATCTTACTGTCATATCAACTACCGGAACAAATGACAATGGCAACGCATCTTATGAACAGGATTACATTGCCATATTCTCCAGAACATATAGAAATGACACGGAGTCTGATGTTGTAATTTCAGAAGTAGGTATCCAGCATTATGGACATGCTTCTAATACTTCACCTCTTGCTAATTTCCTCCTTGCTCGTGACGTGATCTCTCCTGTTACTATTAAGCCCGGAGAAGCTTATACTTTCACTATGTATATAGGATAAGACAATGTTTATCAAATTCAACCCCAATCCTGCACATAACCGTGTAGGAGATTGCGTAATTCGAGCTATTTCCAAAGTTATGAACCAGGATTGGGATGTTTCCTACATGGGTGTGGTGTTACAAGGCTATATAGACAAAGATATGCCATCTTCAAACGATGTTTGGGGCGGATATTTATACTCTAAAGGCTTTAGAAAGTACACCATACCTAACACTTGTCCTCGTTGCTATACAGTTAGAGATTTCTGTATGGACAATCCTGTCGGGACGTTTCTGCTTGCCACAGGTAGTCATGTAATTGCTGTAGTTGATGGTGATTACTATGACACCTGGGACAGCGGAGATGAAGTGCCTATTTATTATTGGAGAAAGGAGAAATAAATGGCATACCCTAATTTTTATTCAGCACCTAATAACTTTCAAACACCCCAGCCTCAGTATCAGCCGCCTGTAGCTCAGTCAAATATTATCTGGGTTCAGGGCGAATCTGGCGGTAAGGCTTTTCCTCAGGGAGTTAACTGTAATACGATTCTTCTCGATTCTGAAGGAGATTTCTTTTACATCAAATCAACAGACATGAGCGGGATGCCCAGGCTGAGAAAGTTCGCATACAAAGAAGTTACTAATGAGCAGGAAAATGCTCCATCTGTCCAGCAGTCTCAGACAGAATATATCACTCGCAAAGAGTTTGAGAAGTTCAAGTCTGAGTACAGACCGCACTATAATAAGAACTACAAGAAGGAGGGTAGAGTAAATGAATAGTTTATACCAGTCTATGCAGCAGAATTCGATGCAGAACCAGTATAACCAGTTTACTCAGAACCCCCTTCAGTTTATTATGCAGAAAAGAGGAATCGATATTCCTCAGACTTTTCAAAATGACCCTCGTGGAGCTATTCAGTACATGTTGAACAATGGCCAGATGTCTCAGGCACAGTTCAACAGACTGTCTCAGATGGCTCAGATGATGGGGATTAGACTAACATAAGGAGGTAATCTATGTATAGAGGCACTACCCCAACTTTATATTTGGAGTTGGATACAGATTTATCTCTTGCTAATTTGACTGAGCTCTGGGTCACGTTTAAAACCACTACTGTCACATTAACGAAGACATTAGAAGAGGTTTCTTTAGATCCAGAAACAAAGACAATAATTGTCCAACTTTCTCAAGAAGAAACTCTTAAGACTTATAATGGTAATTGTGAAGTTCAAGTCAGATTTAAAACCGAAACTGGTTTAGCTTACGCATCTACTATAGAAAACATAGATGTTGAAAGGATACTGAAGGAAGGGGTGATCTGATATGTTCCCTTTGGAAATACATATACCTCTTACTGTTAAAGAAGAGAAACATATAAAACTTACTGTTAAAGATAGTGGAGGAAGTCAGTATCCTTATTACATTGGAGAGACTGTCATCACTCCAAAAGTTAGAGAAGAAACAGAACTTGAAACTAAGAATAAGATTCTTCTCGAAAATATTATAGTTGAAGAAATCCCGTACTATGAAACCAGTAACATAAAAGGTACCACATTTATCGTTGGAGGAAATTAACATGGCCATAAATAAAGTAGTGTTCGGAAATCAGACACTTATAGATCTTACCGCAGATACAATTACTCCTGCCGATTTGCAGAGTGGTGTAACTGCCCATGATGCATCTGGTACTGCTATAACCGGTATAAGTACCAAAGATAGTGATACATCTGATGCGACAGTTCTTGTTGGCGAGATGCTTACTGATAGAACCGCTTATGCCAGAGGAACAAAACTGACAGGTACTATGCCTAACAACGGATCAATCGACGTTGATATTACAACGAAAGCTCAGGTTGTATCAGTTCCTCAGGGTTATCATGACGGTTCAGGAACGGTTCAGATTGATTCTACTGAACAGGCTAAGATTATTGCTAATAATATTAAAGATGGTGTTGAAATTCTCGGTGTAACAGGTACTTATACTGGTGAAGGAGTTACAGCACAGTCGAAAAATGCAACACCGTATACTACAGCACAGACGATATTACCCGATTCAGGATATGACTATCTGTCTCAGGTTAATGTAGAAGCGATTTCATATGTCGAGACCGATAATTCAGCAGGAGGAAAAACCGCTACAATAGGCCAGGTTGCTCCTACACCGTAATTTATATTTTAGGAGGAATAGATTATGGCCATAAATAAAGTGGTTTATGGGAACGATACACTAATCGATTTAACCAATGATACAGCAACAGAAGATGATGTATTAGAGGGAGTAACTTTTCACGATAAAAGTGGTTCCTTAAGAAGCGGAAGTTTAAAACCTGTTCTTGATGTAGAAGTCGATGGTAATTCTATTGTTGATCAAGATGGAGTGGCTAATATAACTTCCGATAATCTATCGGTAATAGCAAAAGACCTCACCGAGAACAAAACGGCAAACGTGACGGACGGAGTTGCAGACTTTGAAACGATAGACGGCTCACTCGTGAAGTCGCTCATTGTTGAGATTGAGCCGAGCCAAAGCGGTTCGGGAACACCCTCACCCTCAAACATTAGACCGATAAGCGGATATACACAGGAAGATTTGACGGTTGTTGGGAAGAATAGATTACCTTTAGTTTTTGCTGATATTAAGTCTCTTAATACAAGTGGAACGTGGTCAGGGAATGTTTATACCTTCAATGGTATAACGTTTACTATTCACACAGATAATAGTGAAAATATAACAAGCATAAGTATAAGCGGAACAGCAACCACAGGTGTGTCATTGCTGATTAAGGATTTTACCGAATATCTCTTTTCAGAGAATAGTTATATATTAAATGATTCGGTAAATGCGTCTGCTATAAGCAAGGGCTCTTGCTATGTGTCGGTTGAACGTAAAAAAGGTGCGAGTGGAAATGTAAATTATCCAGCAAATACAAACAACGCATCAAGAAGGGGAGCATTTACAGTTGATTATTCACAGTATGACAGATATAGAGTTCTTATCTATATGCCTGTAAATACAGTTGTGAACAATGCTGTATTTTATCCCATGGTGCGTCTTTCGACAGAATCAGATTCCACCTTTGAACCCTATCACGGCAAGACCTACACCACCCCCTTCAATCAGACCATCTACGGGGGAACTTTAGATGTGCTGACAGGGGAGTTGACGATTGATAAGTGGTATGTGCAGATAACGGCTCAAAACGTAACCTTTAACAGCACCAATAACAGAGGACTTATCAGAACTAACCTTGTCAGTATACCCTACGCAATTTCAAGTCCTAACACGGTGAACTGTATTTGTGACAAATTCGAGAGCATATCGCAGACAGAGGGAGTTGTAACGGGCAACGTTGGAGTATATGCACACGGTCAGATTATTGCTATTTGTGGATATAAAACCTCTTTAGAGGATTATCAGAGTTGGCTTACCGACAACCCAGTAACCATTGTTTATGAGATTGACACACCTCAAACCATCCAACTCACCCCTCAAAAAGTTAAATCACTTGTTGGGGAGAACCATATAATGGCGAGTACGGGGGATGTTCTTGAGTGCAAGTATTCGATGTTGATTAATGGCGATGACTTGGAAATGCTGTTATCATCTATTTCTTAATCTTTTTAACGATACTTAATCTTGTGCGCGCGAGCAAGATTTAGTATAAAGTAACCTATTAACAATTTATATTTTTATGAAGGAGGACATTAATATGTCTTTAACCGAAAATGGTAACGGAATGGTTATGCCCGTTGGTCCTATGTATGGCAACGGCGGTTTCGGAAATGGTTTTGGTGGTGACGGTTGGTGGGTTATCCTGTTCCTGTTTGCTCTTATGGGTAATAACGGATGGGGCGGCTTTGGCGGAGGAAATGGCGGCCAGCTTTATCCTTGGATGAACCAGTCGGATCAGATCAATGGTGGATTCAGAGATCAGATGATCAATGGAAACATCAACTCAATTCGTGATAACCTTAATAACCTTCAGGTTGCTAATATGCAGCAGACTTTTGACCTTTCTTCTCAGTTTGCTAATTGCTGCTGTGAGAATCGTCTCGCTACTGCAAATCTTGGAGCAACTATTGCCAGTGAAGCATGTGCTACAAGAACAGCCGATTACCAGAATACCCAGAGTGTCCTCAATGCAATAAATGGTGGAATCCAGTCTATAAAGGATCAGATTTGTCAGGATAAGATCGATGCTAAGAATGATGAGATTTCTCAGCTTCGTCAGGAGATCCTTTACGCGCGCGGACAGGCTTCCCAAGTTCAGCAGAATGCTACCATCGTAAATGATATTTACAACAGGCTTAATCAGTGCCCTGTAGGAACTGTTCCTGTATATGGCGAGCAGCCTATCTTCACCTGCCCTAACAACAACGGCGACTGCAGATGTAATGGTAATGCTTTTTTCAACTGATCAGGAGGTATTAACGTGGCAGAATATTTAACACCAAGTGATGTGAATGTTGCTCTCAATGGGACAATTCCATTCAGTGTTGTTTCTATCCCTTGCAATACCGGTAATGTTGTACCTCTTGCATCTGGGGTTCTTAATCTGAAGGGTAATACCACTAATAGATTTGCCAGATACAACGTAAGAGTCAAGGCAAATGTTCAGATACCTACTGGTGGAGCTGTCACTCCTATAGCTATAGGTATAACTGTAAACGGATCAATAATTCCTGAAAGTGTTGCAATCATAACGCCAGCAGCCGTAGAAGAGTATCAGTTTATAAACACTGATGCTACTATTACGGTTCCTTGTGGATGTTGTGTTTCTGTATCAGCAGTTTATGTTGATGGAACCGAAGATAATCCGGCTACTACACCTACACCTTCTATCGGAATAAGACGTAATGCGTCAATAACCGTAGAAAGAAAAGCTTAAGGAGGAGTGACAATGAACGCTTTAGATGATCTTAAACTCGTTCTCGAGAACGAAATTAAAAAAGTCACGGCTAAAGGTGAAGTCTCTCCTACTGAAATCAAGCCTCTTGGTGAGGTTGTTGATATTTTAAAGGATATAGAGACCATCTGCGCCATGAAAGAGTACGGAAACGACGACTCTTCATATGCTATGTCTAATCGTGGATATTCTTCAATGAGATACTCAAGTCGTCCTGAATGGGACAACAGAGGCATGTACTACGATGATGGCAACTCTTACAAGAGAGACAGCATGGGAAGATACAGTCGTGACAATTACAGCGGGCATAGCGAGAAAGACGAAATGATATTCAAGCTTGAGCAGATGATGAACTCTGCAAAGACTGAAAAGGATCGCATGATGTACATCGACGCTATTGAAGCACTTAAACGTAATTGATACTGTCCTATTCTAAACTCATAACCCTTCCTACCTTCCAAGAACGTTATAGATATTTGAAACAATCGGGAACCGTTGCTGAGGAAACTTTCGGCGGACACCGATATTTGAATCAAGCATATTACCGCTCTCCTGAATGGAAACAAGTACGTAACCGCGTTATCATCCGCGATAAAGGATGTGATTTAGGTATGGAAGGGTTTGAGATAAATGACCGGATCTACATCCATCATATCAACCCCATCACTGAGGAAGATATTTTGGATCGTAGTCCGGCATTGTTTGACATGGACAACCTGATCTGTGTAAGCTTCAACACTCATCAGGCTATACATTACGGCGATGAAAGCATGCTACCGATTAATTATTTCGCAGAACGCCAGCCCGGCGATACAAAATTATGGTAATAGGATACTAGAGGTAAAAATATGTTATCAAATACTGCAACACCGTATTATTACGGATTATTCCGGGATGCAGTATTAAGAGGAGAAATACCTGTAAACAGGGAAATCTCTTTGGAAATGAACCGTATAGATAATCTCATACGCAACCCGGATTATTATTACGACGATAGAGCAGTTGAAGGATGGATTGCCTTTTGCGAAAACGAATTGACACTAACTGATGGATCAGATATGCATATGCTTGACTCATTTAAATTATGGGGCGAGCAAGTATTCGGATGGTGGGAATTCATAGAAAAGTCAACATATGATCCAGAAATTGGACGATATGTTTCAAGACTAGCGAAGAAACGTCTTATAAATAAACAGTATCTCATAGTTGGTCGAGGTGCTGCTAAGTCATTATACGACACTTCGATTCATGGATATTTTTTAAATGTTGACACTACAGCGACTCATCAGATAACAACAGCACCTACTCTTCAGTTGGCTGATGAGGTATTAAGTCCATTAAGAACTGCTATTACAAGAGCTAAAGGACCATTATTTGCTTTCTTAACGGAAGGATCTTTACAGAATACAACCGGTAGTAGAGCAAATAGACAAAAATTAGCAGCAACAAAGAAAGGAATAGAGAATTTCCTTACTGGTTCATTGCTCGAAGTTAGACCTATGTCTATAGACAAACTTCAGTCAATGAGATGTAAGATTGCTACTATTGATGAGTGGCTATCTTCTGATGTAAGGGAAGATGTTATGTCAGCTCTTGAGCAGACTTGTTCGAAGGTTGACGATTGGCTAATAATTTCAACATCATCTGAAGGTACTGTTCGTAATGGTCCTGGAGATGACATAAAGATTGAGTTAAGTAAAATATTAAGAGGAGAATACAACAATCCTCACGTAAGTATATTCTGGTATAAGCTTGATGATTTAGAAGAAGTTGGAATGCCTGAAATGTGGCTCAAAGCAAATCCTAATTTAGGAAAGACTGTAAGCTATGACACATATCAGACTGAAGTAGAAAGAGCTGAAAACGTTCCAAGTACAAGGAATGATATTTTAGCAAAGAGATTTGGAATACCTATGGAAGGATTCACATACTTCTTCACGTATGATGAGACGGAGCCTCAACGACTTTACAATCTTAAAGGTATGGCTTGTTCTATGGGCGCAGACTTATCACAGGGAGACGACTTCTGTTCATTTAGTTTCTTGTTCCCGCTTCCCGGAGGAGCATTTGGAATAAAGACCAGGAATTATATTTCAAGTAGAACATTAGATAAGTTACCTCAAGCCATGAGAAACAAGTATGAAGAGTTTATAGCAGAAGGTTCATTAATTGTTCTAGATGGCGTTATACTGGATTTAATGGTCGTTTATGACGAGCTTGATGACTTTATAACTAAGATGGAATATGATATAAGATGCTTTGGATATGATCCATATAATGCTAAAGAATTTGTTGAGAGATGGGCTTCCGAGAATGGTCCATTCGGAATTGAAAAAGTTATACAGGGAAGTAGAACTGAATCAGTTCCTCTTGGAGAAATTAAGAAATTGGCAGAAGATCGTTTATGGATATTTAATGAGGGAATAATGCAATTTGCAATGGGTAACTGTATAGTTATGGAAGACACAAATGGTAACAGAAAACTCCTTAAGAAACGCTATGAGGCAAAGATTGACCCTGTAGCAAGTTCTATGGACGCTTTCATTGCTTACAAGAACAATCAAGATGCATTCGAATAAGGAGGAATCCTCAAATGGATAAGTGGGATTTGTTTATGACCGTTGTCATTACATTAATCGGTAGTGGTGGTTTTTGGTCAGTCCTACAGATATTTATTAATAACCGAATTGAAAGAAAGTCTGATACTACTAAAATGATACTTGGGTTGGGCCATGATCGAATAATGCAGTTATGTCAGATTTATATTTCAAGAGGTTGGATCACAATGGGCGAATATGAAGATTTGATGAAGTACCTATATAAGCCATATATTAAACTTGGCGGTAATGGATCTGCTGAGAAGATGATGGCAGAAATAGACAAATTACCCGTTCGCCCTGATAAGATGAAAGGAGATAATAATAATGAGTAATAAGTGGTATGACAGACTTAAATGGGTTGCAATTCTTGGACTTCCTGGACTTGCTAGTGCAATAAGAATTATATTTGCACTTTGGGGCCTTCCCTATACTGATGCTATAGCTGGAACCATCGACGCAATAGCTTTTATGCTTGGCACTTGGCTCGGAATATCTCACATCCAGTATAAGAAGAAAGAGGAGGTAAAACCTAATGACAGCGAATGATATTTGCGAAAAAGCAAAGAACCTGGCATCAATGAAAACTCTTTATGTAAAAGGATGCCCTTGCAAAAAACTTAATCGGTCAAATAAACTCAGGTACGCTAACAGCAATACATTCAATAGCAAGCATGCTAAATTTATATTTGCAGCGGATGAAGATACTATGGGAATTGATGAAATACAGATGTTTAATTTCCTGTTCCCGAGCAATCGTTTTACCAATCTCGGTGAGATTATGGATCGTTGCCATGATATTTCTAAGGATTTCGATAGTATCATTCCTGGTGAAGTAGTATTCTTTAGTGATCGAGCAGGTATTTACATTGGAAACGGTGACATAGTTACTTGCTTTGATAGTGGTATTAGTATAACAAAAGCTGTTGGTGTATCTCATGGTAAGATGATGTTTGTTGACTATGTAGACAATGAACTTGTTGATATTGTCGAAAAAGCAACAGAGATGGAAAAAGCTGTTAATTCCATAGTGGAGGAGATCAACAATGAAGAAACCAATGTGGAAGTACGTGATGGCGGAACTGGGAGCGGGGATAGAGTGCACGAGTTGTCATCACAAGCTAAAAGCTATGACCGTGGTAATGGGAGACGTCGCTCTTGATACTTGTCCATTTTGTCAGAAAGAGATGGAACCAATAGAGCAGGAGCTCCTTGATCGTATGAAGGAGGAAGTAAGATGAGTTATAAGGTTGATCCGAATAGAAAGCCGGATAGCCCTCTTGCAAAGTGTGCTATTTGGACTTCTAACTGCACTTTCCCTAGAAATACAAAAAAGAAACCGTCTGAATGGACTATTATACCTCATGTAATTGATGGTAATCCTCCAGCGGAAGGCCAGGCTAGAGCTTTCCAAAATCCAAACAGAGGTGCCTCTGCTCACTACATAATAGATTCTATAGGAACTATTGTGCAGAATGTGCCAGAGTGCTGCAGGGCTTGGACTACGGGAGGCGATCTGAATGTTAATGGACTTACCGGATCAGAAATAGATCATGAAGCTATAACTATGGAGATTGCCAATGTCACACCTAGACCTTACTGTGGCATGACACCTGAAGCTGTCAACAGTCTTGTTATGCTTATGGTTGATATTTGCCAGAGAAATGGAATACCGGCTGTAAAATGGTCTGGTAACAAGTTTCTTGCAGGTACGCCTGAGCAGAATGTAGCAGCTCATAGATGGTTTGCTAAAAAATCATGTCCTGGAGATTTCCTGTATAATAATATGGGTGCCGTATGTGATACAGTTAACATGTATCTTACAAAGGGTCTTCCTACAAATGGATATTTCATTAACGGACTTGACTATAGCGTAGTATTTGACCCTGTTTACTATGCTAACAAGTATGCAGACCTTGAAGATGCTTTTGGCTTTGATGAGTTCATGCTTTGGAAGCATTTCTGTGACTTTGGTATGAATGAATTCAGACAGGGATCAGATAACTTTAATCCCCAGGTATACAAAGACAATAATCCTGATATTTCAAACTCTCCTTATGGTGAGGATGAAAAAGGATACTATGATCACTTCGTACAGTTTGGACAGTACGAAAATAGAATACACAATTAAAAGGAGAAAACAATTATGTCAGCAAGATTTGAAACAAGAACAAATGCAGAAACTGGTAAGGTTGAGTATCTTGAAAGGGGTGTCAATCTTTCAGTTGGCGAGCCTTCAGAACTCTTCAACGACGATCCCATGATCAAGGTATCTGATCTTAAGGCTCTTGTAGCAGAAGCATCGTCTTTTGAAGACTTTGTAGCAGCTATAGAGGCTCTTTGATATTTGCTTAAATCCCTTAATTGGGAAGACTTTTACCTCCTATCCTATATGGCTAAAGGGCGGTGGGAATTTCCTGCCGCTCCGATGCCAAGGATATTTTACCCTTTTCTTTTTCGCAAATTTTTGTTATCCTATTATGAAGGGTAATAGTGCCCTGACAAGAAAGGAGAGAATTATGTATACAGCTATATTATATGTTATAATGATGCTCGCATTAAATATCTACGTGGCAGCACTTGTCGTAATGGATATTATTGAATCCAAAAAGAAGAAGAAATTCACTTGGTTTGACTACGAGTGGACTTTATCAAAAGATGGAGAAATAATAGTACACTGGGACAAATTGAGACACAGTATAGAATGGTACGAGAGAAATAACTATGATATGGAGAGCCTGATTTAAGGCTCTTCTTTTTTTTCTTTTTGCAAATTTTTGTTATCCTATTATGAGGAGACAGAAAGGAGAATTATATGAAATCTATATTTATAGCAGACGTAAAGAATTGTCCGACATACTTAGTAATTCACACAATAGAAAGTATTGAAGAACTTGGGTGCACTTGGACATGGACTAAAGACGGCAATATTAAGTATTGGTTTAAGTAAAACTAATTTTATTGTCTCCTCTTTTCTTTTTGCAAATTTTTGTTGTCCTATTATGGAAAGGAGGTAAATTATATGAGACCAGACGATATTATGTGTATTAGTCTCGTTATAGGATTTATCCTCGGATGGTTTGTAAAGAAACTTGACGTGGATTTATTCCATAACAAGACTGATAACAACAACGAGGACTGATATTTAGTCCTCTTTTCTTTTTCGCAAAATTTTGTTATCCTATTATGAGGAGACAGAAAGGAGAAAATTATGACAGAAAGAAAAGCAACTATATCAGTTAACAATATTGATGAGGTTAAAAGAATTGAAAACATTCTTCACAGAACTTTCAGCGAAGGCAACGATTTATATAAAATCGGAGTAGCTGGAGTATGGAGTAAGTATCAATTATTTATGCAGCAGTATGAACTTAATATGATTATAGAAGAGTTGATGAAATGATTATTAAATTTTATCGTCTCCTCTTTTCTTTTTTCGCAAAATTTTGTTATCCTATTATGAGAAGTAAAACTTGTAAACTTTTTGATAATGAAAGGAGATAAAAAACATGAAGAGATTTTTAACGATAGTTTTAACGGCAATTGTAACAGCGATAGTTTTAACAGTTGTGGCAATCTTTAAGTTTGGTTCTGTAAATGTACAGAACCATACCGATAGGTATGTAACAACATGTAACGATGTAATCGTTGATATGCACGATGAAACCGTCACAGACAGAATTGATTTCAACATAGATGTAAAGCAGGGATTTAACCTGTTTACAAGATAAACTACTTCTCAAAGGTAAAGGAAGCTGAATAAGCTTCTTTTCCTTTTATTTTTCGCAATTATATTTTGCCCCTTTATGAAGAAAAGGGCAGTATAAAAGTACGGCGCAGAGCTTGAAAGGAGGGGAGCTCTTAATGAAAGATGGAAGCTTGTGAAGTGGTTTCCACGGATCAAGAAAAACGTCCAACTCCCTCTCGGTATTAAGATTCCGAGCCTTTTCTTTTTTGCAATTTTTTCATATCCCATTATGAGAAAAGGAACTTGGCACCCATAAGATGCCACACGGAGTGGACACGAGAAACTCTAGGCAGTGCCGCTAGACGGGTAAGGTGAAAATCCCACTACCAAGTATAAGTTGATTCGAAATCAGCCTTTTCTTTTTTGCAAAATTTTCATCTACTTTTATGACGGATATCGTCAGAAAGGAGATAATTATGAATTTTGCAGAAAATTGTATTGAATGCATTAAAGAAGAAGTGAAAGAGGCAGCAAAAGCTAAAAAAGCTGAGGATAGGCTTGACAGTGTACATGTTATACTGGATTATCGTCACGAAGGATTTATATTCTTCGAGGTAGATAATGGTATGCAGGTAGACTATGATAAGCAGGTATTTTTCAGTGAAAAGGAAGCTAGAAAGCTGTTTATGAGATGCTTCTATAGCAATAAAAGATTTGTTGATGCATGCAGATTCATAGCAAAACACAAAGGACGGATATTTTGATTATATAGAACGGGGCAGAAATGTCCTGTTCTATTTTCTTTTTCGAAATTAATTCATATCTTATTATGAACGCGGCAGAAGTGAGTCGAGGGTGAGAGTCCCTCTAGCTGAGATGCTATCACATAGGAAATAAGATTGGGCGACTCCCAACTAGGAAATGAACTAGACAAGACCACGTACTTTTCTTTTTATATTTTGCAAATTATTCATATACTATTACGAGACGGTAACGTCATTCGAAAGGGGATAAAAATGGTAATGAACATGGCAGTAACTATCATAGCAATTATGTCACTTGTGGCGACTATATCATTAGTCATCATGGCAGCAGCTTGCTACCGATTAGTATTCGGTTACAAGAAGCTTATGGATGAAATGATTGATGTCATAACTGAACAATTGGATGGTAAGATTTCTGACATCATCGACGAAACGATCGAAGACGAACTAGAGAACGAGGATGGAGCCCAGTAATGGGCTCTTCCTTTTATATTTTTGAATTTTTTTCACCTTCTATTATAGAAAGGAGGAAACAATTATGAAGAAATTTTTAACGGTATTAGGTTTAATCTTAAAGCTGCTCGGAAAGATATTCATGACAGGTATGTTTACCTGGTGTGCAATAGAAGAAGTACGAGAGCTTACAGATTGGCTAACAACAGAAGACTTTAATTTATCCGACGATTGAGAAATTTTGAGAGGCTTGATATTTAAGCCTCTTGAAATTTTTTCACTTCCTTTAATGGAGGCGGAAAGGAAAATAAATGATCACAGCTATTTGTGAAATGGCTTTCGTAGTATTATTGTTTATTGGATTATACACAATACCAATTATACCAATAATATTAGGAGCCGGGTTTCTAATATGGCTAATCAAACATTAAAAGAAACCGCCAGAAAGATTAGAGAGTTATATTTATAGCTCTCTAATTTTTTCATGTTCTATTATGGAGGCAATAGGGTCTCCATAATAGAAAGGAGAAATAAAATGAAAGATTTTATTACTAAAGGAACTAATGTTTTTGGACGTACGATTAGTGTTGTACTAACCGCAGTGAACTTGATGTTAGCAATCGCGTTAAACATCTTATCTTGTAAGAAGCTTAAGAAAGGCTGGAAAATCGTAGGTGTAATAGCATCTAACGGTTTGGTCAGCGTTATCTCATGGCTTGAATCAAGATATGCAGTTAAGAAAGATTGCGAGAACGAAGGACTGCGTTTTAAACACTATACTTACGTCGACAGAATTAAATGGTTAATGGAAGGAGATGACTATTTAGAGAATTGTTATGAAGATCCCTATGAGGAGTAAACTCTATGTAGAGGACTGGATATTTCTGGTCCTCTAAAGTTTTCGCAAATTTTTCATGTCCCTTAATGGAAGAGCGGATAGATGCTCTTTTAGTTTTTTCAACTATTATATTTTTTTAAAGTCGGTAAAGAGCCGCGGAAAGGAAAGAAATGACTAACAAGGAAAGACTGGTAGAAGTGTTTGGTGAAGAGAGCTATAACAATCTTGTAAAGGCAGCGAAGGAATCTAACGCTGTTGATATTTTTGTTTGGCTTCTTGATGAGTTTCAGGTAAAAACACAGTTGAGTGATGCAGAGATCGAGTATGTCAAGAACGACGAGAAAGTGGTGACTGATATTTTGGCAGAGGAAACCCCTGCAAAGAAGAGCCGTCGTGGTGGATCACGCAAAGGTAGAGGATATGATCTCAAGTGGTATGTTGATGCAGTGTCAGACTTTTATCTTGGAAAAGCTGCAAGCATTGAGTTTACTTTGAAAGACGACAGATCTTCCGGAAAGAAGACAAATACCATGGACGGCTTTAAGAGCAGATGGATTGTGGCCGTTAAAAGCCTTGGACTTGAAGAAGAGGTAATGATTCATAAGTATTATAAAGGAACTTGCAATGAGTGCATTTGTCTTGAGAAACCGAACTTTAAGAACTCAAAGGCAGCTGGCTTTCAGTATATGAGGTGATGATATTATGAGTAAATCAATATGGATTTTTGAAGAAGATCAAGCCAATATAATTGCAGTGGGAAAGAGCGAATTAAAAAATTTCAATCTTTACAGCATAGATGAGATATTTATTCCAAAAAAGAAAGTTATTATAAAACATGCAAGAAAAGATTCAGAGTATTTAATAATTCGTATTCATGGAGACAATACGAAATATTTAGTTAAATCAAATGATGTGAAAAACGATCACATTATTAGCCATGTTGAATATTTTTGGAATGGTGCTAGAAGTATTGAAGCTGAACCATTAACTGACGACACTATTGAAATATGTAAAAATAGAGGAATCAAAGTTTTTACTGCAAGACACTGGTGGCCTGGTAATAGTGTTTATGATAAAATTCACACCATGTATCATGCTTCTTCTAACATGACAGATGAAGAAATATCGGCATATTGTTTAAAAGAAGAGCAAGATACTCAATTGGAATTAGAAAATTTTCGTAGAAAAGAAAAAGAAAGAGGAAGTGTCAATAATCATGCTTTGTTTGTAAAAATTTGATTAAAAAGGAGGTAACAGAATGAAAGTCTTGATCATGATTTACATTCTAATTGGTTTTGTTATTGATGTTATACTTGCTATAGGATTAATCTATTTAAATGAGGGTAAGGTTACACTAGATAAAATAGCTAAGGACTTTAAAAAGAAGCATCTTAACCTTATCTTGGCGTTATTTTTCATAGAAATGCTGTTTATATGGCCATATGTTATGTTCATATATAAACCAAAAAGTGACATGGAGGTATCTGATGAGTGATCTTTACAGAGAGAAAGATGGTCAGCTGTCATTCGTAAAGCCAGTCAAAGAAACCGATAAGCGGAGCTTGTATAAGTATACAGGCCCCGTTTTTCGTTTCGATCAGTGTATTGCCACAGTAACCCTTGAAACCTGGGCCAATACTCCGGCAAAGGCATATAGTAATATGGTCTATCAGGTTAAGCAGAGACTTGGCTATCAGCCTACTGCTCAACTAAGAATAAGCAAAAATTTAATTATTAAGGAGGAATTGAAATATGGGAAGACTTGTTAATGCAGCACTTATCGTAGCAGCTATAGGTATAGCTTACGAGTGTGGAAGAGAAAAAGGAGCACGAGATATGTTCTTTAAGTGGACTGAGGCTGTTCTCACAGTTAAAGCCAACGAGGAGAAGGAGATCGAGAAAGATGAATGATCTTCGTACAGAGGGGTGCGCCAAATGCGGTGTACCTCTCTTTGAAACCATAGATGGCAGTAATTATAGAAAGATATTTCGTTCGTTTGCCACTAAAAGTGTTAATGATGTTGAGTTGCATTTCTGCATTGATTGCTATAAACAGTTGAATAATAAGTTTGAAGAGGAGAAACAGGATGAAATGGTGTGACAAGTTTGGTTATCCACAATTAAAAGAAGAAGTTATTAAGCGCGATCCCCAGGCAATTAAAGAAATTCTAGAACTACGTTCTCAGGATCTTGGTATGCATACTATTGCTAAGACCTTAATTGATAGGCATGTCAGTTATAGAATACCTGAGGGTGATAAAAGGATAGATGATCTGGCTTTCAGTGAAGGCGGAATTTATGATATTTTATTACCCAAGCCTAAAGACGGATACGACCTCGATGGTTTGAGGAATCTTGCTACTTCTGTTATTGGATGTGCAGTGGAGGATTATGGATATTCTTTGTCTCATAATATGTCCAACGAGCATCCTGCTTCTGAAAAGTTCTTTACTTCGGGATTGTGTGATTTATATTTAGGTGTGTTTGATGTTCCTATGACAGGAAAAGATGTAATGAACGAAGTTAAAAATAGGGTAGCTAATGGAGCACGTTGGAGGTAAATCATGATAGATGCATTATTGATATTTGTGCTGTTCTTATCTCTGTTTCTAAACTTTTGCCTAATATCGAGGATCCTTTGCCATGATGCAGAGTTCTATCTGGATATTTCTGACCCAGAAAACGTAAAGCCGATTCTCAAATTTGACATTGACGAAGTAGAGAATAAGCCGTTCTTTATAGTAAAGGTCATAAAGAAAGAAAATAATTCATGCAATATTAAGGAGCGGTAACGCTATTTTACCATAGGAGGTAACAATGGAAGAAGAACTTGACAAATTAAAGGAGGCTTTGACTAAGTCTACTGAAAAGTATCTTGCAAGCGTTGAAGAAGGATCAGACTCGAAAGCAGCAGCAGACGAGATGTGCCACATCGCTGAAACCACGGCAAAAATCGAAGATTTAGCTGAACAGAGAAAAACCGAAAAGGCAAAGATTAATCTGGAAAAGTTAAAGAATGGATTAATGATCGTGGGAGCAGCAATAGGTACATTTGCAATGCGATATGTGCTTCAGAAGGATGATCAGCATTTCAGACGTAACATGCAGCGAGAAAACTGGCAGAATGAAAGAGACGGAGTTATTATGTCTCCGACTGGAAAGTATTGGAACCAGGAAAGCGTAAAAAACAGTAAGTAACGCACCAATTGAGAGATTGATATTTATTATCGGTCTCTCTTTTTCTTCGCAATAAAAACACTTCCTTTAATGGAAGGAGGTGATATGTATGATTTTATTCACAATCATGGCATTAATAATAGTTTTAGTATGTATTGCCATCGTAGCAATAGGCGGTGCCTATCTGTTAATAAGATGGATAATACCAGTAGGACTATTGATATTGCTGGTATATGTAATAATAAAGATGATACAATCACTATTCAGAAAGTGAAACTTTAAGAGGACTGGTATATTCTGGTCCTCTAAATTTTTGAAAGGAGACTAAATGAGAATTAAGGATGTTCTACCAATTGCATTAACCGCTATTTCTGTTGTTGGAAGCATAGCAGCAGTTATTATGGCAGCAAATGAAACACCAAAAGCCGTAGAGATTTTAGACGATAAGAGACTCGAAATAGACCCAACAGGTGAGACTGATATTTCTGTAAAGGAAAAAGCGATCATATGCGCAAAGAGCTATTGGAAGACTGAAGTTCTGATTGGTGTATCCATAACTGCAAGCATAGCATCGTGTGTCATTGGTCATAAGAATTATCGTGCGCTTATGGCTTCAACTGCTGTTTTATCAACTGCTTATGCTAAGCATAAAGATAAAGTAAAGAAGTTCATAGGTGAGGAAAAGGCTAAACTTATCGATCAGCAAGTAAAAGAAAGCATGAAACTGGAGAAAGCCAAGAATCCTACAGAGCTTGTGTGGTTCTATGATACAGTTTCAGATACATATTTCCAGATGACTTGGCAAGATTATTGGAATGCTAAGATCTGCGCAAACCGTGACATTAATACTTACGGTGATATTTCTCTTGGAAACATGTTTCCTAACATAAAGAACTACATGGAAGATAAGAACTGTGCAGATTATACTTGGTTCTATGATGACATAGTCGAGAACTATGGCTATCCTTGGCTTGATATTTATGAGGAAGCATGGAATATGCCGTATACCGAGGGAGATAAGAATAACTATGACAAATCCATTCGTGACGGAAAGCCCACATGGGTTATAAGGTATGGTATTTGGCCTCTTCCTCCAGATGTGGCTAGGGATCTTCAATATATTGGCACAGAATCAGATCAGGCAGCAACGTAAATATTTCACCTTCTATTATGGAAAGGAGGTTAAATTATGAAGTTCAAAAGTAAGATATTTTGGGCAGTATTAACTATTATAATGGGCGCTACTGAAATAGCAACAGCGTCTAAAGATATTTATGATGCTGCAAAATTAAAGAAAGCTTTAGAACCTAAGAAACTTAGCGATCCGGTAGTTGAAAAAGAGGGGGACCAGTAATGGTCCTCTTCCTTTTATATTTTTGGAAAGGAGTAAAATGAATATTCGTTCAATATTTGGAGCCCTGCGTTCAGGGGTTGTCAAACATAGTCCTGAAATATTAACTGCTGTAGGAACGATAGGACTTATAGCTGCTGGTGTTATGGCTGTAAATCAGACTCCTAAGGCTGTTAAAATTCTGGAAGATTATAGCAATGATGTTAGTGTAGAGGAACCAATAACACCTCAAGAAAAGTTTAAAATGTGCTGGAAGTTGTATCTTCCTTCAGTATTAATGGCGACAACATCTGTAGCCAGTATTATATTTGCCAGGAGAATAGATTCCAAACGAATGGCAGCATGGGCAGCTGCATATCAGATGTCTGAAACGGCTATAAATAGACTCGAGCAAACTATAAAGGATGAGTACGGAGAACGAAAACTCAAGAAGCTCGAGCAGCAGTCTGATATTAAATTACTTGAGGAAAATCCTATAAATCCTGACGAGATAGTCAATACTGGAGATGGTGATGATCTATTCTGCGATTATTATTCAGGTGGATATTTTAGATCTACTCCGGAAGCTGTAAGAGCTAGATATAATCATTGGATCGCGAAATTACAGAGAAACGATTCAATGAGTGTTAATAGTTGGGTGACAGAGCTGGAACTACGTCCTATGGGTGATGATGTTGGCGAAGAAATGGGCTTTACATCGTCTATGTATCAGAATAGAGAGCTTGATGACGAGCCGATATTCGAATATGGTCCTGGATATTTAGGAAAGCCGTGTGCAGTTGTCAAACTGTCTTGTAGACCTACCGTAGACTACAAATACAACTATTAATTCATCGCAAAAAATTCATATATTATTATGAGGCAACTAACAACCAGCTCACATTCACACGAAAGGAGAATAAAATGAGCAAAGAAAAGGAAGTTAAGGAAGTAAAGGAACAGGAAGTTAAGGCAGTTGAGCCCGAGAAGAAGGAAGAAAAGAAATCTATACGTCAGAAGATGGCAGAGAAGAAGGAAGCTTTTGTAGAGAAGCATCCTAAGGCAGCAAAAAGGATTTCTACCGTAGGTAAGGTAGGAACTGGAGTTGTGTTAGGTGTTATCGCAAAGTTTGGATTCGACGCAATCACAGACGCGATTTCTGGATCATCAAACTCAGGTGATGTCATTGACACCACTTATACAGATGTAACTACTGATAATAGCAATAACTCGTAAAGAGCGTTGTTAGCCTCCATTTAGAGAGATCAGAAATGGTCTCTCTATTTTATTTTTTCTTTTGAAAGGAAATGCTATGGAAAAGTTACCAAACAACTCAGATTCTGCTAATAATAAGCAGAAACCGTCAATAAATACAAACGTAAATAAAATTGACGGAATAAGTGCAAGTCACAGACCAACATTCTTGAAAATGCTAAAGACAAGTATATTTCCTGAGAATATGACTGTTATGGATCTTGTTCAAGATGTTGTAGTTCCGGCTATTAGAGATGGAATGTTTGATATTTTGATGAGTTCTATAGATCATTGGAGAGCTGGTGTCGGAGGCTCTTCCATGATAAGAACCGGAACTCGTATCAATGGAAATGTTGCAACTAGAATAACATCTGGAACTAACTATAACAGGATTTCTAGAATAAGCCAGAACTACGAGAAACCTCAGGTAATCGTAACAGCTCCGACATATGATGATATTTTCATAGAAGATGGAGTTGACAAGAATGGCAAATTTATGAGCGGAGCAGTAAGAGCTCAGCTGGTTATTGCTCAACTTGATGACGATATAGCAAAGTATCAGGTAGCCAGAGTATCCGATTTGTTTAAGTATTGCGGATTGTCACCGTCACCTAACGGATCTGATTTCAACTACGGATGGACAAATCTTAGTGAAGCAGGATACAAGCCCTGCAGAGGCGGAGTACGTCTGGTATTACCTGAAGCTATGCAGATAGATGATTGAAAGGAGTAAAAAATGAAAATCAAAGTTCCCACAAAAGCCGTTAACATGGCAATAAACTTATTAGGAAAGGTGAAGCAGTATTCACCTCAGATCATGATGGCAGTAGGAGCTGCAACTTCTGTGGCAGCAGTCGTAGAGGCAGTTAAACAGACTCCTAAAGCTATTGATATTCTCGAGGAGCATAAGAAAGAGCTCGAGACATTTAAAGAGGTTCTTGATGAAAAGCCTGAACAGTATCAGGTTGCTGATTATAAGAAGGACACATATGCACTTTGCATTAGAACTGGTCTTAAACTTACAAAGACGTTTGCTATGCCTATGATCATGGAAGCAGCGTCTCTTATTTGTTTCTTCGGTGCTCATAAAATTATGAGTAATAGAAATAAGACATTGTCAGTTGCTCTTGCGACGATGACCGATGCGTATAACAGTTATCGTAATAAGATGATCGAAGCACTTGGAGAGGAAAAGGAAGAGCAGATAAGACTCGGTACAACTAAAGACAAGATCACTAAAGAAATAACGGATAAATCTGGAGAGGTTAAAAAAGTAACTGAACGGATTGACGTTGTTGATCCGAGTAATATTGGCCCTTATGATATTCTCTGGGTTGAGGGTGATCCAGGATTCGATCAGTCCGAAGAACTTAGAACGTTATATAAGGCAAATGTCGCTGACATGTGGACTAAATTTATATATGAAACAAAAGTCAGAGATAAGGTGCCTCTTGCTGAAATCACCAAATACTTTAAAGACAATAAAGAAGCTTATTCAAACGAACTTCACATAGTCGCTGGATACAAGCAGTCTGATGATGACAAAAGAGTAATAATAAGATCCAAAAACGTTGAAGTTAAGCAGCCCAATGGCTTATATCTTGATGGAGAGGTTCTGTCATTCAATGTACAGGGTTCAATAGTTCCGTCAATAATAAAGTAAAGGAGAATCAGCATGAAAGTCATTGATATTTTGTTTGCGGCAGTAGGAGCAGGAATAGGATCCGGAATTACTTACTTCGTAATGAAAAAGAAGATTGAAAAGAAGTCAGAAGAAGTAAATGATATTCGTGAGATGTATAACGAAAGGATCAGAAATATCGAAAAGGCTCGTACTGAGATCGACACCATGAACGAGAAGAAAGAAGAAATAGCAAAGGAAGTCGAAAAGAAGGTTGAAGAAGATCCTATAGCTAATTCTGAAAACTTCATAGATTACTCAGCCATAAGTAAGAAGGGAAAGAAGTCCAAAAAAGGTAATAGTCCTATAAAGATCATATCTGAATCTGAAGCTCAGCAGTATAGCAAAGATTATGAGCTTATAGGTCTTAGCTTATATGAAGATGATGTTTTGATTGACGACGAGACAGAGAACATTATATCTCCGTCTGAAATGACGTATTGGATTGGAGAGAATGGAATTGAGAACATAAGGAATTCGTTCGAAAGTAACGGCGGAACTTATATTCTTAACGAAACTCGTAAGGCTATATATGACATCACCCTTCTTGACGAAAGGTTCGGTGATGACTATGAACCTGTCACAATCGAGTAAGTATTTTAGATCCATATGTCGATTAGTTTGGGATGACCGATTCGGAAAAAGTTATCGACTGCTTTTTGAGCATTTATATTCTAGGGACTTTGAATGGTCTATTATCATGGATCGTAACAGAGCTATAGATGGTATTTGTTTGCGAGAAAAGTATGGATGTAGTAACAGCTTATTGAACGAACCTTGCTCAGTTCTAGAAATGCTAATAGCTTTAGCAGCCAGAATGGAAAATCAGATTATGTCTAGTTTCGATGCTGGAGATAGAACTGGGCAATGGTTCTGGACAATGATTAATAATCTTGAGTTAAATAAATTGGATGACGATCATTTTAACGCAGAGTTGGCTGATTATTACATAGATCGATTTCTTTATAGGGAATACGAGTTTGATGGGTCTGGTGGAGGTTTATTCGTATTAGATAGACCTCCGCAAGATTTAAGAGATGTTGAAATATGGATACAAGCTAATTGGTATCTTGGAGAAATGGATGGATATTTGTAGACGGAGGTATATTAATGTTAGACTTTATGATGGTTACTACGCGTGCACCTAAACGCGGAACTATCGAAATATACCCGAAGTTTATTGTTGGAAACTCCAAAGATCTTATGATTAGAGGAGGAGACTTTTACGCAATTTGGAATGATGAAACTGGTTTATGGTCAACTGATGAAGTAGATGCCCTTAGGATGATTGATAGAGAACTCGATACTTTCGCAGAGAAACATAGAGAAGAGTATCAAGGTGACACTGTCAGGATAATGCATATGTGGGATGCTGATACTGGCTCTATAGACAGATGGCATAAATATTGTCAAAAGCAGACTAGAGATAATTATCACATGCTTGATGACAAAATTATATTTTCTGATGCCAACACAAAAAGGTCGGATTATGCAAGTAAAAAGCTGCCATATGCGTTAGTGCCTTGTGACATTCCTAACTACACAAAGCTATCTACTACTTTATATTCTGAAGAAGAACTTCATAAACTTGAATGGGCTATAGGTGCAATAATAACCGGAGATGCTAGAAAGATACAGAAATTTGAAGTTCTGTATGGTTCAGCAGGAACTGGTAAAGGAACAATGCTTGATATTATAGCACAGTTGTTTGAAGGGTATTATTGCACGTTTGAGGCTAAAGCTCTTGGATCAGCTAATGCGTCTTTTGCATTGGAACCGTTCAAGAACAATCCTCTTGTGGCAATCCAATTCGATGGAGATCTTTCAAGAATAGAAGACAATACCCGTCTTAACTCATTGATATCTCATGAAGAAATGATTGTTAATGAGAAATTCAAATCGAGTTATGCTAGTAGATTCAAATGCTTTCTGTTCATGGGTACTAATAAACCTGTTAAAATCACAGATGCAAAGTCAGGTCTAATAAGACGTCTTATTGATATTTCACCTACTGGTAATAAGATTCCTGTACGAGAGTATAAGAAACTTGTTGATGGTATAAAATTTGAACTTGGCGGTATAGCATGTCATTGTCGAGATGTATATTTGGATGATCCTGATTGTTATGAGGGTTATATTCCGATTAACATGATGGGTGAGTCAAATGACTTCTATAACTTTATAGAAGACTCAGCAAATGTGTTTTCTGCTCAAGAGGCTATAACTCTTAAACAGGCATGGAGTATGTATAAGGAATATTGTGATGAAGCAAAGATACCTTATCCGTTCTCAATGAGAGTATTCAAAAGCGAATTAAAGAACTATTTTAACACTTTTGAAGAACGTTATACATTTGAAGACGGTACTCGTACATACAATTGCTATATTGGTTTCAAACTCAAATTCGACAAACCACAAGTGAAAACAAAAAAAGACTCTGAGTCCTGGCTTAAGTTCGGAGAGTATGATTCTGTATTCGACTTAATGGCTAAGGATTATCCTGCGCAGTATGCAACATCTGAAGGTATTCCTAGCAAAAAATGGCAGAATAACAAAACATTACTTGGCGAACTTAATACATCGAAATTACATTATGTAAAAGTTCCAACAGAGCATATAGTTATAGACTTTGATATTCCGGACGAGCATGGCAATAAGTGTCTCGCGAAGAATCTAGAAGCAGCTGCTAAGTGGCCTCCTACATATGCAGAATTATCTAAGTCTGGTCAAGGTATACATCTGCATTATATTTATACAGGAGACCCTACTAAGTTATCAAGTATATACGACGAGCATATAGAGATAAAAGTTTTTAATGGCAATAGCAGTTTGAGAAGACAATTAAGCAAGTGCAACAATCTTCCTATAGCTAAGATAAGCTCGGGTTTACCACAGAAAGGAGACAAGGTGACAAACTTTGAGGGACTTGCTAATGAAAAATCTATAAGAACTTCAATAAAGAACAATCTTGAAAAGAAAGTTCATCCAGGAACTAAACCAAGTATCGATTTCATTGCTAAAATCTTGAACGACGCTTATGAATCAGGAATAAAGTACGATGTATCAGATATGCGAACTGCTGTACTTGGCTTCGCAGCTGGAAGTACGCATCATGCTTCTGAGTGTATCAAGATGGTCAATCAGATGAAATTTAAGTCTAAAGAAATTTTGGACGACGATATAATTGACGAGGTTCCTATCGAACCACTTGACCCTACATTGATATTTTATGATTGCGAGGTGTTTCCTAACCTTTTGCTAATAAATTGGAAAAGACAGGGTCATGGTGAAAAAGTTGTTCGCATGATCAATCCGAAGCCGTCCGAAGTTGAAGAGTTAATGAAGCACAGACTTGTTGGTTTCAACTGTCGCAGGTATGATAATCACATACTTTGGGCAAGGATGATGGGATATTCAGAAGAGCAGTTGTTCAGATTATCGCAAAGGATAATTAGTGGTGATAAGGATGCCTTCTTCAGCGAAGCATATAATGTCAGTTACACCGATATTTATGATTACTGTGCAAAGAAGCAGTCCCTTAAGAAATGGGAGATAGAGCTTGGTATTAGACATATGGAGCTTGGTCTTCCTTGGGATCAGCCAGTTCCTAAAGAACTGTGGGAAAAGGTCGCTGAATATTGTGACAACGACGTTATATCCACAGAAGCAGTATGGAATGCTACTCAAGGCGATTTCCTTGCCAGAGAGATTCTCGCAGACCTTGCTGGCGGAACAGTAAATGATACCACTAACACTCTTACTACCAGATTGATATTTGGCAATAATAAGAAGCCTCAATCATCATTCAACTACAGATTCCTCGGAGACAAGCCGAAAGGTAAGTCATTTACGTGGAAAGATGTTATATCTTATGCCTCAGGTAAGACCGATCATAAGCCTGAAGGCCAGGTATGGTTTGATGGATATACTTATGTTAACGGCGTAAGTTCATATCGTGACGTCGCAGAAGTAGGTGAAGGCGGTAGAGTCTATGCAAATCCTGGATCATATGGTCATGCAAAGACATTCGATGTAGCTTCGCAGCATCCTCACAGCATAATAGCCGAAAGACTGTTCGGAGATTACACTGATATTTTCGAAGAACTTGTTAATGCTCGTGTAGACATAAAACACAAGGACTTCGATAAGGCATGTCAGTTGTTTGGTGGAAGGCTTGCTAAATACTTGACAGATCCTGATCAGGCAAAGATGTTGGCTCAGGCACTGAAGATAGCAATTAATTCGGTGTATGGCCTGACTGCTGCTAAGTTTGCTAATCCGTTCAGAGATCCCAGGAATGAAGACAACATTGTTGCAAAACGTGGAGCTCTGTTTATGATCGACCTGCAGCATGCTGTAGAAGACCTTGGATACAAAGTCATACACATTAAGACTGATTCAATTAAGATACATAAGCCCGATGAATTCATTGAGAACTTCGTTAATAGATTCGGTGAATGCTATGGATATTCTTTCGAAGTTGAAGATGAGTGGGATCGTATCTGTCTTGTAAATGATGCAGTATTCATAGGTCACACTGAAGAAGGATGGAAAGCTACAGGTGCACAGTTCCAGCAGCCTTATGTGTTTAAGACTCTGTTCACTCACGAGCCTATAACATTCGATGACCTTTGCGAGACTAAAGCAGTGTCTAAAGGCGCTTTATATTTGGACTTTGAAGATGGTACAGAGCCTAGGTTTGTTGGTAGAGTTGGTCAGTTCTGCCCTGTAAAGCATGGTGGTGTTCTATATCGTGTTGATAACGGCAAGAACTACGCAGCAGCTGGAACAAAAGGATACCATTGGCTTGAATCTGAAGTAGTTAAACAGCTTGGTAAGGAAGATGACATTGATATTTCTTACTATGAAAATTTAGCACATGATGCAATGGGTGCCATAATCTCATTCGGATATTTTGATGACTTTGTTGATGTGTCAAAGCCTTATGAGTTTGAACCATTCATGAATGAACCAGTTGAGAACGGTGTTCCTCTGGAATTACCGTTTAAATAATTTATATTTTAAGGAGATTAAAAATGAGCAGAAATTTACTCGAAATCGAAAATGCACAGATCATGTTTAAGAACTTCTCTGGACAGGAGAAGCAGGCTATGGTTAACGGTCGTATGAAGATCGTTAACGAAGCAGGAAAAAGGAACTTTAATGTTCTTATCGATCCCGAAAAGAGCACTATTTACTGGAATGGCGAGCTTGTTACAAATCCTGACTTCGGTCAGGAACTCGCCAACCTCGGTTTTAATATCATACTGAGACCCGGAAAAGAAGAGGGAGAAGGACCTCAGTACAGGCTCCCTGTTCATGTTGGCTTTGACAACTTTGTTCCTGATCTCTATCTTGTTACCGGAAACAAGAAGGTCAAACTTGACGCAGAAAGCATCGATTGCCTTGACAACGCCGATATCATCACGGCTGATATATCTATAAATAACGGTAGATCGTACGTCGGGAATGACGGTAAGGAAAAGGTTAAGGCTTGGTGTAATATTGGATATTTCACCATTGAGCAGAACCGTTTTGCTTCCAAGTACGATTTTGCTGAGTGAAAATAATTCATACCTTCTTATGAGGGTAATAGTGCCCGGTTTAATAAGGAGGCAAAAAACATGACACTAAATGCAATACAGGTTTTGAGCTCTTTAGCAGAGATCGAAAGACTGCTCGACAGAGAAAAAGACGAATGCAGAAACTATATGCACGATATCGTTATTCCACAGACAATGGATATAATGAAACTCGCGCAAGGTGACCTGCTGGACGTCGGAATTGAAGATGTCGAGAAGATCATCGAGATTCGTGCAAAGAGTGAAGAGAAACTCGAACGCATGAAGTTTCTGGCTGAATTGTCAGAAAAAATGGCAGAATTGACACATGCACTATGTCCTAGCAAAGAGGATGGAGTCCAGTAATGGGCTCTTCCTCTTCTTTCTGCCCAAAAAGGAGACCACAAATGAAAATAAAAATGATCTTGCTCTTAACTGCAGCATTTATATTTTTATGCGGATTTACTCAAAAGACAGAATCACCGAAAGCCATTTATACTGACACAGGTGTTGTTGTACTTGACGGTCGCTTAGAAACTCTAGGACTAACTAGGCAGGAACGTTATGAACTTCGAGCAATCGCTGAATCTGAAGCTCTAAACCAAGGCATTAAAGGAATGGCCCTAATTATGAGGGTCGTCCTTAATCGCCGCGAGTATGGTGGCTATGGAGAAGACATACATTCTATTATATTTGCATATAAACAGTTCTGGACCTATGGTATGCCGCAATCATACGAAAGTTTAAGTAAGGAATCTGAATTAGCACTCATATGGGTAATGAATGGCTGGGACGAATCTGAAGGCGCTTTATATTTTTGTGCTTACGGATGGAATGGACCCGAACATTTATTCAAATATGGTGATCATTGGTTTAGTAAAAAGTGAGGGAAGTATGAGTATATTTAACATTAAGAAAAAGAAAATAGTAAGTGTTATTAAATGCTGTAACTGCGGAAGAAAGTTAGGAGAGTATGTAAAGACTGCAGAGATCGAAGATGGTACAGATGATATTTACAATGTTTGCCCGGATTGCTATAAGATAATGATAGATAAGATATCTGGAAAGGAGAAATAATGTTTGTAAAGTTTACTCTGGTTGAAAAAGGAAAAGAACTCAAGATCCTTGCTAACGCTAATTTAATTGACTATGTAGTTGACAATGACGATAAGGAGAAAGATACCTGTATACTCATGCTCACAACTGGCATGAAGGGTATTGTTAAGGGTTCTTATGATGATATTTGTAGGCAGGTTATAGCTGCTACAAAGCAAAAGGTACCCATAACAAAATGATATTTGCAAAAAATCCATCTTCTATTATGGACAATAATGTCCAGAAAGGAGATAAAACATGACAGTAAACAAATATTTAACTACCCGATATTGGAAAAGGCGTAATTTGCATAGTGCGCCTTCAGAGAGAGAACTCAGAGATAATTACAACGATGAGGTATTTTATGTTATCGAAAGTTCTGATGTTGAATGGGTCTTTGAACCGGAATCAGATAAGACGTTTCCAAAGATCAAAGTAAAGCATCAGACTATGGGACATATGTACTACGTGTATCTCGTTCAACTCGAAGGCGACTTGTATTTTACGAGGTCCATTGGGTCAGAAAGGGAAAACCGCGATTTATTAGCGGCAGGTTTTATGAAAATCCCGAAAGACGTATTGGCAAAGGAAACACCTTTAACAGTGTAACCAATCAAGAGAGATTGATATTTATCAGTCTCTCTTATTCTTTCGAAAGGAGGTAATATGGTCACGGTAATTAATCAAAACGTGCCGATATGTCCAAAATGTGCTTCAGGTATGCACAAGAGGTATAACATGTTCGGTATTGTTTATATTTGTAACGACAATAACCACATCTGGAGAGTTGTGGATCGCAACAAGAACGATAATGAAATAGTAGTAACTGACAACCATCTCGAAGCGGAGGCGTATAATGGAGAATGATATTTGTGAAGGCGATGATGTAATCATATCAGGTAAAGTTACTGCCGTACTTGATATTGACCTTGGCGTACGATATCTTGTAGTATTGCCTAGTAATCGTCGTGTAATTGTAGGGGAAATGGATATTAAGTCATACCGTCCGGAAGTAAAGGTCGATGGTGAAGATCACAGAAAGGGGAATTGATATTATGGTAAATGATCCTACTGTAAAAGAAGTTGTTTATGGAATGTCAAAGAGAAAGAGACTGGCACTATTCAGAATTATCGAATGTGTTGCAGATAAAAAGCTAATCAAAACAACTGATCTTCTTGTCTATGAAAGAAAGATGAATAATCAAGAACAGGAAGTAACTCGTTTTCTTATGGCACAGTTATTTACAAGAGTAGGAGGACAAGATGAACCGAGCAGAGAGAAGATCTAAAGGTAACAGACGTAGGAATGATATTTACCAGAAGTATCGTAAGTTTCTGGAGATCGTGGACGACGTAAAGACTTACACATGTGAGACTTGTGGTACGACGTTTGGTATCATAGCCTATAAAGATGGAAGGAAATCAGGTACAGCTCAGGCAGGTTTTGCTGAGCCTTGTGAGAAATGTAAGGAGATGATGGCTAATGGAGATTACGGACAAGGAATTAATAAACCTTCAGAAACAGCAGGCGATTGAAACATTAGAAGATGTGCTTGACTTACTTGATCTGGAAGACCTTGATATTCACAGAGAGCTCGAGTTTAAGTTTCTGAACAGACGTGGTAAAGATATGTACGCCGGTATGGATAAGATCCTCAATAGAACTCGTAAGAGAATACGTGAGGCTATTGTTTATATTAAGGAGGATATGGATGAATAACGATATGGACGCTCAATTCTTATGTAAGGATTGTTCGAGATTCAACCAGTGCCAGTACTACGACAGAAGAAAAGGTGATTCCTACATCTGTAAATATTTTCACTTGGCAGAAACCTATGGCGTGACTAATGGTGATGTGATGAGGGTGCTGTTTCCGAATTGCGTGCAAAACGAGAATAGGAATTGGGTAGGTACAAACATTGACGGTTATACAACGTTTTCAACAGTGTGGTGGAATGCAACTTATAAGAAAGAATGTATCAAGACATTGCCGACAGTCGAGAAAGAAAGTTGTCGTTGTAATACTTGCAAGAATAATGATGATGAATTAAGTGGCGAATGCTACGAATGTGTCAAAGGGATATTTGACCACTATGAAAAAGAGAATAAAACGGAGGTAGAAAATGGACGAACGAATGATTGAACAATTACAAAAAGACAATGTAAGAAAGCAGATAATGGATTTTATTCCCAACAATCTCGGAATTAACCTTTGTTCTGTCGAGGATATTATTGTACGCAGACAGAAAAATGGAGAAATCACAAAAATCATCATTGATTTTATTCCCGAAGAACCCGAACCTAAACCAATGGTTGGTTTAGATGGTGCTGTTTTAGCGTGATGCAGAGCAGATATGAGAGGTGAAGAATGCTTGACAAAATCCTAATGGTCGCAATTGGCCTTCTTTGTATTTGGCTCGTGTGGTTGCTGATAATGATAATTAAAGGAGATAAGAAATGAGCTACGAAACAAACGATAAGATGGTAAGTCATCCGGATCATTATAAGTCCGGGAAGTATGAGGTCATTGATATTATTGACGAGTTTACTAAAGACTTGTCAGGAACTGAGGCTGTATGTACGGCTAATGCAATTAAGTATATTCTGAGATGGAAGAAAAAGAACGGCATTCAGGATGTGAAGAAAGCTATTTGGTATCTCACACATCTGGTTGAGCATTTGGAATCTCAGGTGATTCATGCGGATCCAGAATGTGCTAGGAAGATGGAAGAGTTTGAGAATTCTATTGATATTTCCAGAGAGCTCGAATTTGCACAGACTGGCAAATGGCCGGAAAGGGAAGTGGAGTATGATGGGCCTGACGAGCACTGTAGAACTTGCATGTCTAGGTTTGAAACGCCGGAGAATGACGAAAAGTGCATTAACTGTTATGGAAGAGAGAATTATGAACCAGATCTGAATAAGGAGAGCAACTAATGAGCCTACAAGACAAGATAACTAATGCTAAACCCACGACGTTTCTTACAGATGGGTTGACACAGGAAGAAGTAAAGCAGTGTGTTGAGAGCGGTAGGAAAGTCACAATAGATGACGATGAAGCTCCAACTACACCTATGAGAGTTGTAGATATTCCGGGACAGGAAAATAAAATCTACGTGCCAATTAATTGATTAAATAGGAAAAGAGGTATGAATTATGGAAGAAGAAAATAAACTTTGTTGCAACTGCAAATTTGTGACAGTACTTTATAATGAAGAGCCTTGCAAGTCTTGTCATTTGAGATCAAATTGGCAGAGTAATGTCAAATTCAAGACGGGTGATTTAGTGGTTTCGAAAAACGACCCTTGTAGAAAAAACCTTTATGTTTATTTGCGTAATAAATGGGTTCTGCGCGTACCAAATTATGTCACTACTAGGTCAAGTTATATTATATCATCAGCCGGTTATCGTGGTTCCGAAATGATAGATAAACTTATACGTAATTCTAACGCCGAATGTGAATGGTTAGATGATCTAGAATATGCCAGCCCGGAAATTATTACGCAACACGATGACAGAGCGGAGAATCTTTATATTCCTGAGCCTTTTGGCGAATGGTTTCCTAAATTAATTGAAGAGGAACGTGATCAGAAACAGAAGATAGCATTAGATGAAGTATATAGCGCTAAAGAATTCTTCACATTTTTTGATAGGAAACCAAAAGTATTCACCACGCCAAACATGATCAAGAACGTCATCTTCAGTGATCCGGCTACTATTATATTCTGGGAGGACGGTACTAAGACCGTTGTGAAAACTCAGGATGGCGAGAAGTATGATAAGGAAAAAGGATTTGCAATGGCGGTATGTAAGAAGGTATTTGGTAATGAAAGAGACTACTATAATGTCTTTAAACGTTGGATGAGAAAAGGAAAAGAGGTAAAATAATATGGAAATAGCATTTTATATTCTGTTAGTGAGCTGGGTAATACTGCTTGCGTGTTGTATAGTTGCTATATCGCGTTTTAAGAAGGCTAATGACAGTCTTGACACCAGCCTTGATACGGTGATTGAGCGTAATGAAGAGATTCAGAGCCTTATGAATCAGCTTGATGTCGCCGAGCAGGACATAGACTTTTGGAAAGATACATGCGACAAGATGCAGTGGACAATAAATGATCTCAATAAACGCATAGGTAACATGAAAGCCACTGAAGAAAACGGAAGTATTCTATATGTGGATAAGGGGAACATTGAGTATGTCAATGCAGCTATCGATATAAGCGCTAATGTAATAAAAGATATTACTGAAGGTAGACTTGATATTGATCAAGTAGAAGACTCATTACGTTTTAACATTAAGCGTGTGATGATGGACGAACTGCTGTCACATGCTAAGTTCTATGTGACTTATGATATTTCAAGCAATTCTTATAGTTTTGTAGTAAGGATTCCTATTGTTGCGTTAAATGGTTCAGAGCGGGAATACAGTAAATGTGCTGGGTATCCGCTTACAAATATTCTGCTTGAAAAGGTTAAGGAGGAATAATATGTTACGTTTAGATTTAAATGATATCAACGAAACAGTCTTATTTGTTAATCCCGTGAATGGTGTTAAGATTCTTAAACAAAAAGATGATGATTCTGAAGAAACAACCTATGTATTATTAATCGATACGGGTGACATCGTGTGCTATGCTGAATATAATTCAGAAGACATTCGCGATGCGGTTTATGGGTATGTCCTGAATAAGATTAATGAATACTTATTTCAACAGATTGAAGCTGCTCAGTTGCGTTGTAAGGAGGAAACATGTTAAAAGCTATAGTAACGGTGATGGACGAAAATGATAGAATCATTCAGGCTAACAGATTGATATTTGAGACTGATCCTTTTGGTACACCTGTTGGCTGTGGCATTGAGCATGACTTTCATTTTAAGATCATCACTGCAGATGAAGAGCTTATACGTAAGGTCACAGAAGAAGGTCTTAAACTTAGTGCTGAAGAAATTCATAAAATGATAATTCATAAAATGATGGAGGAATAGAATGAACAAGGATGAGATTTTGATAATTATGTATCCTTTTTGGATGAAGAATAATCAACTTAGTTCAATGTATGAAAACATTCTTAAACAAAGAGCAAATAATCTTATACTTCTTCCGGATTACTGTAAGGTTGTTACAGCACCTAAAGATGTCGAGATTAAGACAGAGATGGAGAATGACGATTCATCTTCACTTTGGTTACTTGTTGATAATCCGAATTATTCTCCATTTGATCGTAGAACTAGACCAGTAAGTCTGAAATGTGACGTATGTCATAGGCGTATAGACAAATGGGGTGATGATTATTTGAGATGCCCTTATTGTGGTAAGAAGCATACGTTTGGAGCGGAAGAGGAGAAGGAATATACTAATGAAGAATTAGATGAAGCTTTTGATAATGGAAGAGGAGGTTGATATTTTATGGGATACAGACCTACTATATATGTAAATCGTAGACCGAAATTGGAACTTGGTAAATT